GAAACACTTATAAAAATAGTACCAGTTGTTCTTACTATTTCATTTTGTAAAGTATTAATATTATTTGATAATGTTGTAATTTGATTTTGTAGATTTGTTAATGTATTATTGATATTTGTAATATCATTATTAATTGTTTGTACTTCTGTATTAACATATTCTATAGATGCTATACTATTTAAAATATTTTCATCTACTTCAACAGTAGTATTATTATAAAAAACATTATCTAATATCCTTTGTTGTATTGATGTTTTAAAACTCATTATATATATAATATAATATAAAAAATTATAAACCTAAAATTTGATTTTTGGGTAAAAAATCTAATGCTTCAGGTAAATGATTATATATAGGATTATATGAATTAGTTGAGAAAACTGTATTATTAGGATTTTTTCTTACTGCTATTGAAACAGGGTCGCCTCTAGTTTTAATAATTCTTTCATTTTCTTTTTGTTTTGTTGTTGGAAACCACGCAGGATTATATGTTAAAACTTCATGAACTCTTTCATCATCTAATAAATGCGTAATCATTCCAGATTGAGAATGAGAAACTAAAGTTATAGAGTAATGGGGAAACATTCTTAAAGCATCTTCAAATATTTTTTTAGAACGTTGAAATCTTTCAGTTGATTTATATCTTCCAATACCCATTTTAAAATTATTACTCCAATCTCTCAGTGTTCCTTCTGTTCCTCTAAAAACTATTACAAGTTGTTTTATTTTATCATTTTTAAAAACTTGAACTTCATTATCAGATATTGAGTCAACTAATTGAAAATCTCCTATCTCATCATGAACAGGTTTATAACTATTTGATATAAACTTTTGAAAATCTTGAACAGATAATGACCCGCCTTGTTCATTTGGGTATTCAATAACTAAAATTACACCGTTTTTTAATTTTTTTGATGAATAATTAGAATTTTTATTTGGTCTAAATTGTCTAAAACGATAATATTTAGGCGTTTCATCTATTTTTTTATATTTAAAATGTTTAACAATATAATTTATTGCTTTTTCTTTTGTAAAATATTTTTTAGGAATTAAAACAGATTGAACTTTTGAATGTCCTGAGCCAATATCAAACCAATCTGTATTATTTTCTTTTTCTTTGGTAGGTTCAATTATTTTTGTAGGTTCAAAATATTTTAAACCAAAATTTAAATGAAAATCATCTAAATTTTCAATTTTCTTTTTTTCTTCTTTTACTTTTGGTGGTGTCTTCTTTTTTATTTTTTTTTCTAAATTATTTAATATCATTTCTTTTAATTCTTCTATTGTAAATTTATTCATTATAATATATAATTATATATTTTTTATTTATTATCTATTTTAACATAATTATTACTTATGGTACTGCTACTAGTTCCCATATTAGTGGCTGTATCTTTTAAAATTTCTAATGGTTTTTTAAATTTATCTGTTAAATAAATATTTCTTAACATACTAACGCCAATTTTTTTATCAAATATTCTATTTAAAATACGTGTAATACTATTAACTTGTTTTAATTCTTCTCCATCATAATCTACAAGTAAATAAAAATTTTTGTCTTTTCTTAAAGGATGTAATTTTAAATATTGTATTAAAATATTTTGTAATGAATCATTAACATTAATTTCTTGGAGTTGATACGTGCCTTTAGTTTTATAATTATAAAATAAAAATTTACTATTTAATGGTAAATAATAATTATAATTTTTGTAATCTTCTGATAAATCTTTAGATGATTTTATTACACGCATAAGTTGATAATCTTTATTTCTACGGGGTTCATTTAAAACATATAAACTTAATACAATATAATCTAAAATGTCATCCCATTCTTTTTGATTAACTTTTTTTAGTTTTAGTAATGGTATAACTTTTTCTGAATATTCATCAAATATTTCTTTTACTTTATCTTGACTTATCCAATTTTCTTTTTGAACATCTGATTTAGTATTATTTATTTTTAAATCGTTGTTTAATTCCATCATCTTGTCATAATAAATTTTAAATTCTTTATCAAAACCTTTTAAACCTTTAATAGTTGATACAATACTAATTAAATATGTTCTTTGTGAATTTGGTTTAAGATGATTAATTTTACTCATTATATTTTCAGTTTTCTTTAAAAAATTGTAATTTTTAATTTCATTACCGTCATTTAATCTTGATATATTTTTAGAATATATATCCTTGCTTGTTTGTGAAATTTCCCGCTTACTCATTATATATATATAATTAGATATTTATTTTATATAAAAATATATAATCTATATATTTTTTATATAATTATTCTGTAAAATATACACTTAATGAATCTAAGTTTTTAAATTTCATCTTTAAATAAGTTCGCATAATTGTATTATGAAATTGGGCTGATGTAATACAACCATTTTTAAATAACATAATTCTTAAAATTACCCACCTACCACACGTAGTTATTTTATCATCCCATTTCTGATAATCATATTTATTATTTGTATGTTTAACTTTTGATAACAAATTATGTAAATAATCAATTTCTTCACCATATTCTATACGCTTTTTATTTGAAATAAATTTTAGTTCATCTTCTTCTTCTAATCCATATGAGTCAAAAAATTCAAATGTATTTTTATATCTCATTAGACAAGTCCAATGACCAATATTTACATTATTTTTTATTTCATCTGTAAAAAATATAACTACGTAATCTTTTGTTTTGGGTAATAGTTGATATATTGATGAATAATTTTTTAATTCTTGAAATTTTATTATTCGTAAATCTTGCCCTAATATACTTTTTAAATCATCGCTATTTATCATATAATCCATTATATATATTAATAAAAGAAATTAAAAAATAAATACCCAAAATATGCATTACGGATTTTTCTGGAATCCATTATATATATATTTTAATACCCAAGAAATCCCGTGAGATTCCATATGATTATAATAAGGAGTGTCTTAAGGCTTTCATTTTTTTTTATTATAAGAAAAATATATATGGAATAAAATATATTGTTTAATTCTATATTAAGTTTAATAAGAAAAAAAATATCTAAATTATATTATATATATAAAAATGTTTATTAATGATTTAAAACTGGGACAAAAATATGAAAAAAAATTATTAGAGCTATTAACATACGATTCATTTAATCATCAATGTGGTTACTGTAAGGAATATGATTTCACAATTACTAAAGATGGTATTACAACTAAATATGAAGTAAAATCAGACAGAAGAGCAATAAACACCCGTAATATTGCTATTGAGTATATGTGTAATGATAAACCTTCTGGTATTACATCAACAGAAGCTGAAATTTACGCGTATTTTATAATAAAACCTGATGATTTATTTGATTTATATTTAATACCTGTTGAAGATTTAAGACAGATGATTAAAAATAAAAAATATAATAGACAAGTAAATGGAGGTGATGGATGGCGTAGTAAAATGTATTTAATTTCATTAAATGAATTACAAAAATATTTATATAAACAATAATTTTTAAAAAATATATTCTTATTATAATAATGTATAAAATAATAAGAATAATTAAATCACCTTTACCTAATAAAAGATTACGAGTATATTTACAAGATGGTAGTCATTATGATTTTGGCTTAAAAAATTTTGATGGTTCATATGGTTCAACATATATAGACCATGAAAACATAAAAAAACGTCATGCGTATTGGATGAGACACTATGAAAATAAATATGAACATTTTTTAATTAAAAATTTTATAGTAAGTCCAGCGTTATTTAGTGCATATATTTTATGGGGTCCTTATCCAAATATACAAAAAAATGTAGAATGGTTAAATCATCGCTTAATATAAATTATTTTGTGATACGTATTTACTTGCTTCAGCTAAATTTAAACCTTTTTTTTTCATTACTTCCGCAACAATTGCACCCCTTGCCGTATTACCTTTTTTAGTTCCAATTAATTTTTTTATTTTTCCACCAGAACTTTTTACGTCTGTTTTTGGTTTTCTACCTTTTTTTTTAGGTACTTTTAATTCATTAAAAATATCTTCTAATTCTTTTAATGGTTCATTTTGTATAATTTTTTTAGGTCTGCCTCTAGGTTTATTTTCTTTAATAACTGGTTCTTTTTTGGGTCTGCCTCTTGGTTTTTTCTCTTTTGGTTCTTTTATTACTTTTGGTCTGCCTCTTGGTTTCTTTATTTTAGGTTGTATAATTTCTGGTTCTGGTTCTGGTTTTGGTTCTGGATGTTCAAATATTACCTCTTCATAACCATCGTCATCATTTTCTGGGTGTTCTTCATCGTATTTCTTTATTTTTGCTTGTCTTTGTGCTTCTTTTTCTAGTCTTTTATTATAGTCTTCTATTGCTTCAGCGCTTTTAGATTCGCTTATATGCCCTGTAATATGTTTAATTATGTCTGTTTTTGACATTTTTTTAAAATCTAAATCAGGATACATAGCCTTTAATACTTCTTGTAATTCTCTTTTTTTACCATTTAAACCACCTTCTGTTTTTATTGCTCCATAACTTTGATTAGGGTTAATATTATAACTTGCTAAAGCATCTAAATAATGTAATGTGTCTAAATCTTTTTTAGACATTGTAGAACCTAGATGTTTATAAACTTCGTTTCTTAAATCATTTTTAGTATGACGTCTATTTAATTTAAAATCTGGTTCAATTTTTTTTAATATATGATAAAATTCTTCTTTAGTACCTGTTAATAAACCGCCATAAACTCTATGATTTCCGCCATGTAGTGCCCCCATAATTGCTTTTTTTAATAATTCTTTTCCAACTGGTACAACAACATCATGAAATGTATGTTTACCAACATTATATAAAGTGGTTCCTAATGCTTTCCCAGCTGGTTTAATATATGAATCATAAACACCGCCCCCTATTTCTCCCTCATCATCACTTGAAAAATCATCTTCAGAACTTTCGCTCATTAAATCCCCACCTTCACTATAATCATCGCATCCGCCTTCTAATGGCATATTTTCACCTAATAAAGCACCGCCGTTTAATGTTGGTCTATAAACTATACCACTATATAACGGGTCTGGATGTAATGTATTACCATTAATACTACCATATGCTAAAGGGTGTTTCATCATCATAGGAGAGCCACCTCCTCTTAAAAAAGTATATAATCTGTGTTCACTTCCATCACCTAAATTATAAGGTTGTTTTCTAGATGATACAAAACTATTCATCTCCATTCTAGGACGTGATTTAATAAAACTGTTTCTAATAGAATTTAATTCATTTATAATTTTTTGATTAGATAACATTGACATCTTTTTATATATATATATTATACATATAAAAAAAATAATTAAAAAATATTTTTAAATTAATTTTATAATAAATTTATCTTAGTAATTTATGTAATTTTGATTTTGTTATACATACTTTTCTTCTTTGTTTTCCTCCTTCTTCATCATCCCCCATACCCATCATTTCCATGCCTTTTTTCATCATATGATGAGGGCTCATATTTCTAAAAAATTTTGAAACACCTGCAAAACCATGGTGTAATTTACCGCCAACAGTACGCTTATATAATTCTTCATCAATAACTGAGTGTTTTTCTTGTTGTTTTGCATCGAGTACCATCTGCCTATCCAGAACAGCGGTGAAAATGGATGAGGAACCAGTTTCAGTTACAAAATAGCCACTGTTGAGACACATTATAATACCTTCTGGTTGAATGCTAAATGGAAATTGATTTTCAAATGATGTAATTGTAATTTGTAAATTAAATTGACCAATACTAGAATTACTTAATAGAGGATTTAGACTTAAAAATTTTGAGGGATTGATAACAATCATACTACCAACAGTTGGAACAGTTACGGCTAC